ACGACATCCATTCCAGGGCTAGTTTCAAAACAAACCGCTGCTAAAGTAGCAGCCAGTTGTTACGAAATCCTTGGAGCCCAAATTGGTAGGTGGGTTAAATCCTCCCGAATCCGCTGTGACGCGGATGTTGAGAACAGCCTTGGTGACTTTTGTCCAAAAGGTACTGTTTCGGTGGAAGGAGTGCTTTCCTTTGTATTGTCTCGGTACGATGATGGTGGCCTGTCTCGGCTCCTCGCGGAGTTGAAACTGGCAGCCGGTCGTACTGAAGCGTACTTGGATTCACTTCTGTGCCTCTGTGAGGTCTTTGGCATGACGCCTATAGATCATCTATCGCCACTTGTTCTTCTGGGTCTTAAAACGACTCTTTGGTTCTTTGTGGGGTGTGGTGAAAAGATGCTCAAGTTTCAGACGGCTTACGTCTTCGCTAGCTCTACTGGACAGACGGAACTGCCTCCCATTCCTCCTCAATTCACCGGAAATCCGAATGTTTTGTGTGGTGGAAAGGTTGGTAGATTTATCCGTTGTCGCCTTCGGGGTTCTTCTGACAAGAAGTACTCCTTCGCTTTCTCTTTGAAAGAGTTGAAACGAGGGTGCAAACCTGTATCGAGCGAGTTTATTCGTGAGTCGATCTTGAAACATCGAACGCTTTTGTGCGTCGAACGTGACGAACCGTCACTATTTGATGATGCGCGCTTGGACCGTCTCGAGAGAGAGGTCCGGCGGACTGTCAGGGAGATTTACGGATGTAGATCAATCCCGATGGTTCGACCATTGTTTACTTCTTCTTGTCCTCAAGACTATCTTGACACCTTGGTGCTCAGCGATACTTGCGAAGGCGGTTGCCATTGCGAGAAGAAAAGAAGTGAACCTGTCGACTTCCGTCACCCTTCTTCCTCCGCCCATTTTGGGTTCAGTCGAGGTCGAGGCGGTGCCTTAGAATTCCTTCGAGAACGGCTTTACGGCCAATCGCGAATTTCAGGCACGGAGTTACTGAAGATTGACGAGCGTGCGGGGAAAACATGGGAGCAGCATGGTGCTTCTATGGACCGTTCCAGCGTAATGACCTCCTTGAGAAATCTTGCCTCTGCGGAAAATGCCGATGCGAAACCCCAAGCGATCCTCGAACCTTTTAAGGTTCGAGTGATCACAACGGGTCCACCCGGTAAGTACCATTTAGCAAGAATGTACCAAAAGCCAATCCACGATAGACTCGGCAAGCATGTAACGTTCAAATACACTCACGGTGTTGTAACCGAAGAGGAATTAGAACGAGATATGTCTCGCTTTGTAGCAGTCGAGGGCGGTTTCTGGGTCTCAGGAGATTACGAGTCAGCGACTGATAATTTGAACCCTTCCTTAAGTGAGGCTTGTCTTGACGAGATATGGCACATGATGGGATTTCCGATCGAAGATCTGGCAATCCTTAATTGTACTATGTCTGGTCATGATATTGACTACTCTGAAGTGGGCTATGGGGTCGAGAAGCAGAAATGGGGACAACTTATGGGGTCTCCGTTATCCTTTCCGATTCTATGTATTATCAATGCCGCCGTGACTCGTCTTGCGTTTGAAACGGCTCATGGTCGTACTATGTCTCTTGTAGACACCCCGATGACCATCAATGGTGACGACGTTCTCTTTTACTCTCATAGTGACGAGTGCTACTCGATCTGGAAAGATCTTACGGCGGCCGCAGGTTTGAAGTTTTCCCTAGGGAAGAACTACACCTCTGCGGATTTCGCGATGATCAACTCCGTCTTGTTTCGCACCTCCACTGTTGAATCCCTTCTTCATCTCGATGAGGACATCTTTGGACTTGATAGCTTCCGAGAAGCTGGTTTTGATAATGGACCAACTTACTCTGAAGGCTGTTTTCCCCCTGGTGGATGCCAGGAAGCATCTGTCTTAAGTCATACATTCCGGCGAGTGCCGTATGTTAACTTGGGACTGATGTTTGGACAGTCGAAGGTTCTAGATGTCTCCGATGATCTGAAGAAGCGAGCAAAAGCTCAACGCGGGCCTAACAATGTTGGGTCTTGTGGTCAGGCTTTGGTTTCCGGCTTTTCCGGTGATGTGAGAGAAAATATCATTTCTCAGTTTATCTCAAGAAATTCCAGTTTACTCCGCGATGTTCCTGCTGGTGTCGATTGGTTTCTACCCAAGTTCTTGGGAGGCCTTGGCCTTCCGATCCCTCGGGACTATGAAATCAGTGACAAATCACGCAAGATTGCCGCATGGATGTATTGTCTGGATGTCGAGAAGTATTCCCAGTTGACTTTAGCCTCTTCTTCCCCTGTGGAGGAATCTTATCTGGCGTACTCGTTGCGTCAGGAGAAGGATCGAATTCGGTGCTTGCGCTATCCAGCGCGATTCGCAACCGTTCGTGATGATAACAATCATCCAAGATCGATGGCTTCCAGTTACTGGTACTTGGGAATTGGAACGAGAGAAGAGAATGTTCGTGACTCGATCGCGCAATGGCGCAAGAGTGCACAACAATGGTCTAAGAAGGGACTCGCCCACGGGCTTGAGCCTCTTTCTATGGCCACCATCCGACAGTTGAGTTGTCAACCACGGTTCATTGAACATGTTGGTTCTGGCAAGTTCTCTCCTGTGTCACTCGTCTGCTGAGACGAACGTTGGAACATGAAGATCTGTCGAGTAACGGATCCACAACTAGGCTTAAAGCCAAACGGTATTACATAGCGACCATTCAACCTCTTTCGGAGGTGTCGCGATAGCGTATATAATTCCAAACCTGGCCTACTACTTGTGTTAGACGAGTTACTCTCAACTTCCTCTGTATCCCGG